TAATTAAAACAAAAATAAAAATCGTTTTTTATGTGATTAAAAAACTGATTAAAAATGCGATTTTTTATTTGTTTAATATTAAACAAAACTAAAAAACTATACAAACTAACAGCTAAATTGAACATTCTGCTTAATTCTTCACTGACCAAAATTCTTCACTGACCAAAATTCTTCACTGACCAAAATTCTTCACTGAGAGTTTTTACAATATTCCATTTTTTCCACCATGCTATATATCTCTCCCCACGTATTCTCATCCATACGATACGAAACCTGATGAATGTTATGGTTTGTTAGATCCAAGCCATCATCCAGATACGATCCGATCTTAGCATGCAATAAGTTAATATGACTATCTAACTGTTGCACCCTAGCCCATAGTTTTTCAAACTCGCCTCTGGTAACATTCATTACTTCGTCAGGATCAGCTTGCATATCACCCCAGTTGCCGGTTTCTGGGTACAGATCCTCCTCGTTAATTTCTTTAGTAACTGATTGTACTAATCCTAATTCCAATTGCTCAGAAATTTCTTCAATTCTTCTTGTATCACGTGGTTTTAATTTTTCAGTTTTCATTTGCTCAGAAATTTCTTCAATTCTTCTTGTATCACGTGGTTTTAATTTTTCAGTTTTCATTTGTGCTTTCCTCTTTGTTTAGCAGTTTATGTAATAATAGCTTAATAACGAGAAAAACACAAATAAATTTAGCATTTCTCCCGCCGTGTCAACAATAACTTCCTTGTTCATAATATGCCTCTCATCCAGCATAACCCTAAAATATTGAAAACAGCCCTACTACCATCTATTAATACTTTTTCTTTTGTAAAACTCTTAGCGCAATAAGAAGTCGGTAGTATTCTTTCTTTTCTCATAACATGAGGAGTATGGAGTTTTATTTGGTGGTAGTTTTCACCCCCTACTACTTCTACCGTACAACCCCAAGGTAGATTATGTAGAGCCTCTATAGTGCTATCATAAGCTTTAAAGCCTATTTCGGTATTACCTAGTAGGAAACATTGGAATTCACCAGAACACATAACCATATTACTTACCATCCTCGTATCTCAAAATTTTAGACCACATGTAGTTGATATACTGAGCCTGGTCAATAGCGTCGTCTAGAGCGTTATGCTTCACACCCGTCATACCCTTAGACAAACCGCCGCGCTGAGATTCATACATATCTTTCACAGTGCGGAAATCCCGAATGTTCCAAAACTTCCAAGGTATTTGTAAATCGTGCTGCCGATAGGCGTCTTCTAATATGGAAATATCAAAGGTTGGTCCATTACCCCACACTTTAGCATCGGGAGGTAAGAACTCAGATAACTCCTCCAAAACCTCTACTAGATCATCAATACCTTCCAATGCGGATTTGGCTTTTGCATCTTGGCTATCCCACCATCGCATAGTATCAGGGCAACATCTACGACCTTGCTCAAGCCAATCTAACTCACGGTAGAAAGTGTTCTCAACGTCTACTTTACCTAACCTGGGATCAAATAGCACGGCCCCTATACTAACAATAGCTGCGTCACTACCTTTATCGTTTGTCGCCATTGTTTCCAAGTCAATCATTACGTGCCTAAGAGATTTCATCTAATTGTTCCTCCAGCTTATTAATTTGAGAGTTAATGGAATGTTGCTCGGCGATAAACTCGGATATCTCATGGGGATCATTAGAAGATTTCTGCATCTTAATCAATAATCTCCATTGCCAGTTCAACACTCTGATTTTCAATTTAATCTTTAATTTCTTTAGCATTAATCCCTACCCCCTGTCATTATTATCGACCCAGTTAGCAAATACGTTATAAACCACATAGGCGTACCTATCTCTTCCCCTGCGAAATATGTCAAAGCATTAACAGCTATAACGCAAGTTAACAATATTCCTGAAATTACAAAAATGGCGGTTCTCATTGTTTACAGTTCCTCAATACTGAAGCTGGTACAATTTTATCATTATGGGAATTAGAAACAACATATACATAATTATTCCTAACCTTACTGGTACCAATCGCAAAACTACTAACTACGACCTCCTCGCCCAACATTTCACAAATATACCCTACCTTTAATCCCACACCGTCTCCGGAAATAGGTGGTTCCCCGCAAGAAATACAAGCCGCACAACTTAATATTAAAATTAAAAATTTCATTTTTCTACCCTCTAGTTATTAGTTTATCTGCAAAGCTGTTTAATACTTCTTCCATATTGGAAATAATCTCGCACGTAGGTTTTTCTTGTAAGTCACACAAAGATGAGCCTAAAACAAAAACCATTTCCTCCAAGTCCCTAACTCTATCAGGATCAAATTCACCGCACTTAATCTTAACCGTTCTTTCTAGCTGCGAATTGACTTCTTTGACCGCTTTAATTTCCTTTTCCAATTTACCAATACGTTCTCTCTGTGCATTAATCAATCGCTTATTAGATTCAACCTTAAGTTGCAAGCCACTAATATTTTTACCTAGCCGTTCTATCTGTGACCCTACTCCTGTCATAATATATCCTCCGCATCAATGTGGTCTTTAAGCTTACCGCCATAAACCTTCATTTGGTTAGCATGTCCAGCTCTTATCGTAAAACCTAAGTCTTCCAAATCTTTCTTGAAAGTCATCTTCTTTTTCATGTTTTTGATGTCTATTCCGTTTTCTTCACACCAGTTAGTATAGATGCTTCCATACAATAAACCTAATGATGTAACAGAATCTTGAGGATTACAAGTTTTTTCTATAGTTTCTTTAACAAAGCGAACTACATTATTAGCAACGCCCAACCACTCTTCCTTAGCAGATTCACAGCTTTTAGGTACTTGGAACTTGCCCCGGTTTCTCAAGCGTTCTATACCTTCTAGCATAAAATTCAGAACACCTGACATTTCTTCCTTACTGCTAATTATGTTATCGACCCTATCTAAATCCTCTACATTGCCTTGAGCTGTGAATTGACGGTTGAAAGGTATTATGTGCGCTCGACGAATCATACCGTGACTTAAATCTTTAATAGCTGGGAAGCCGTTACTACACATAATAACACTGCCTGAATACATAAAGTTGAACCTAGCTTTATGTTTAGGGTTAGCTTCCATCTCTGAGTTCTCACTAAGTAGTTTCATACCTGCGTCCTTGAGCATATAGTTAGCCGGTAATTCTTGAAGTGTTATACACAGCTTGCCCAACAAACTAGCAGTAACATGCTCATCGGCGCTATCAGTACCTACGGCTAATACCTTACTTGTACCGGGTAATAACGCCCTCTTAAGTATAGCGCCTAACACTTTAATTAAAGTACTCTTACCGTCACCACCTGGGCCTCTGAACAGATACCAACTAGCGATATTTTTATAAGGCTGAAGCATATAACCCATTATTTCACCTATGTGGCGTACCATATCTTCGGTATCGTCATACAGGTCGAATATCTCTCTTATGGTTTGCATGAACAACGGACATTTAGCACTTGGGTCATAGTCTACATCTAGGCAGTTGATCATGTAGCTTCTATAGTTATGTTGCTTAAGAACATGTGTTCCGTCTTTATGTATCCATAGTTCTCCGTTCTTACAGTTAATAATACTCTTAGGCATATCTAAAGTATGTAGCCTATCCGTCATTGTTGATACTTGTATACGTGTCAGCTTAACAGCTTGGTTGATAAGACTAATCTCATTGTAAGAAATGTCCATTTTAGCTTTAAGGGTATGTAACACACTTTGTATAAGTTTAGCTAAGAACTCATCGTTGATTTCAATCCAATGGGTTTTGTAGAAAGCCCATAACATACCGGCGGGGGTGTTTATTAAATGGCGACCTTCGTTAAAAGTCTTCTCTAAAGTCTTTTTACTTAATAGTAAGGCGAAGTCGTCTGATATCTTAGAATCTAGTTCCTTGAGCAGTTTGTTTATCTGGGATTGTTTTAATATTTTCTTGGATATCAGTATTTGTTGCGCCTTAACAGACTCAATACTACTAGAAGCTTTAATAAGCCTTAAACAAGTCATTAGGTCTTCATCGCTACAAGTCTGCTGTAGATCATTGGCATAGCTTATAGCAGCGCCTTCAACACCGGCTTCCCCTTCTGGTGTACTATAGATGTCGTCTACGTCTATTTCCCTAGCGGCTTCCTTAACGGTTTCAATCATTTCTGATTCTTCGCTATTCTCATCGTCCTTAATGTCCGGCATGGATGAAAAGCTCAAAGCCGCTTTAACTTCTTTAGATTCCTGACCGCTATTCTTAAGTTCTCTAATTAAAGTACCAGCAGTATAAGCTATTTCCTTATTAGATAAACTTTCCCATCGAGATCTAATACTATTCTCTTCGTTAGCGTACTTTGAATCTTGTAAAGACCACTCTACAAATTCTTCAATACCTTCGCCGTTGGTAGCATGGTGAGAGGCACATAGTAATGGGAACCATGAATCATTATCAGAATAGTCTTCCGGTTCTAACTTAGATAATACCATATCTCTAAGCTGATCACCGTTCAAACAACCTTGACCTGATGAGTAATCTGTCTTCTTAGGTAGCGGTCTTTCTATCTTACCAATTATAGAAGCCGGGAGTTCCTTACGCTCACATTCGTTTACCCACGTGTAATATTCACCGTTGGGGTGTTTAGAACCAGCGCATAAAACTTGACGCCCCTTCCTCTTAAATTCTACACCGGGGAAGTCTTCAACCGTTTCTCTAATAGTACGGTAGTCTAATCCTTCTGGTAAATTGAAATATAAGTGGTAACCGCCGCCGCCGGTTTGAACAGAAGGTACGTCCGACACCATATCTTCAAAATCAAAATAACCAAATGTATCGGCTAATTTATCTTCTACGTCTTCGCCGTTGTAGTTACGGGGATCCATATCCACAACAACTTCATTTTCGTTTATCCTATAACCTAAGTTATAACCGGATTCGATCCAAGAATCGTAATCATTACGGTCATACTTACGAGTAGTCCAATCCATATCTTTAGGGGTCTTACCTCTTTGCTTACCCTTCTTCATTTTATTCCATGGGTTGATGGGAATAATATCAGACCCTTTAGAATAATGTCGCAATTGAGATTTATTATACGCCATCTTTGGCTCCTGCTTAAATTAAAGTTGATAGGTTGTTAGGTTAAACCATATCGGGTCTTAATTGCTTAGCAGTGAAGTAATCTTTAAAAGTAGGGTGGGAAGCCACTAGATTAGCACCGTCTTTGCTTATGCGTCCTCTAGATATCCAGTTGCGAACAGTCATCGCATTAACGTTTAACATCTTAGCTAGGTGGTTGGGGCCGCCCGCCGACTGTACTAATGTTTCTAGTTGAGAAGCGTGCTCTTTTTCTAATTGGTCTTTAGTTAGTTCTAACATTCTATTACCTTATATTTAAGTTGATAGTAATTGTTTATAAAATATGACTTCCATTTTATAATACGTTTATTATTACGTTTGTTATTATGTTTGTAAATATATTTGTAAAAATGTTTGTAAAAATGTTTGCTTTTGTGATTAATATGCGTAATAATGGTTTCAAGCTTGAGGGGAGAACTCTCTAAAGCGCTAAAACACTAAACTAGATAAACAGGAAAACAACATGGCTAAGTACACTACTAAGCACGTTAAAGAAACTAACTCTGTAGTTCTTTATAAAGGGAATCGAATCGTAGATGTTTGTTTGGTTTCCGATCTCAACGATAATTGTGTAGTTAAGACTTCCAACTATGTTGCCTGGTTCAATTGCGTAGAACCTTCCCAAGTAGAGCATCTTGTTTAGTAGTCTGTAATAACCTGCTAATACCCCTAAACATTAAACTCAACCTTAATAGGAACTTAAAACAATGCAAAACTTTGTAAACTATCAGATCGCCCTTACCCCTGAGAACGCACCGCTTATCGACAAGGTGAACGAGCTTATTTTAGGTGGTGAAACGGTTAAAGCGGAAACTAAGCCTGAACCTAAAGCTAAACCTGAGCCTAAAGCTAAGCCTGAGCCTAAAGCTAAGCCTGAGCCTAAAGCTAAAACTGAGCCTAAAGTTGAAGAAACTGCCGGTGTAGATATTAAGCTTGTTAAAGATGCTTTGCGAGCAGCTAAGAAAGAACACGGTGAAGAATTCTGCCTTAGCTCTATGTTAGCCCTAGGTGGGGGTGAAGGTTTAAGCCTAACTAGAACTCTATCTAGCTTGGAAACATCTGTTCACCAAACACTAATTGATACTTTATCTGCTGGTCCTCAAGACGTAGATGTACCTGAAGAAGTAGACCTACCTGAAGATGATGGTTTAGGTGAAGATGATGGTTTAGGTGAAGATGATGACGTACCTACTCCAGAAATGGTAAAAGATGCTCTTAAGGCTATGGCTAAGGTAGATCGCGCAGCGGCTAAAAAGCTAATGACCGACAACGGAGCCGATAGTCTTAGTAAAGTAGCCGACTTAGGCCCAGAAGCCCTAAAAGCTATTATGCAAGGTGCTGTTTAATATTAAACCGGGCGGGGAAACTCGCCCTACACTTTAGGAGTGTTAATAATGAAAATATTCTGCTGTTTAGTCATTTGTGTTACGCTTGTTTTTGGAATGTCAGTGTTTGGTTGTGTTATCACAGTACGTTACCTACATCAAGACCCAATGTTAGTGGGCTTATTGTTACCTCTAGTGGTAGCCTCATATTTAATTGCGGCGCTGGTGTTTATTGTATTTATTGAATCTTCGTTACGTAAATTATACTTTTCTATCAGGCCGGATAATAAGCTAAACAGTAAATCCGGTGCTTCACGTAATCGTACACAAAACCCAATAGTAGGTTAGAACAATGGCTAAGCATGCAAAATTAAGTTGTTCCGGCTCAGAGCGTTGGATGACTTGCCCAGGTTCGGTTAAGCTTATCGATGCTCTAGAAGTTCAAGACAAACCTACTATCTATGCAGCGATGGGCACAGTGGCTCATGAAATAGGCGAGAGCTGTTTAAAATCTCAAGGTTACCCGGCTGATTTGGAAGGAGCAGTTTTCACACAAGACGGTTTTACCATAACTGTAAACAATGAGATGGTAGAAGCTGTTGAGATATACACCGAGTATGTTGAAAGAAACATAACCGAAGCATTAACACAAGCCGATATAGATCTCAATATGATCGTTGAGCAGTGGTTAGATCTAACATCGCTAGGCGTAGAAGGTTTGGACGGCGGTACTGCTGACTGTATCTTAATAAATAAAGAGCACGAGCATATTGAGGTTATTGACTATAAGCATGGGCAAGGTGTGGCGGTTGAAGTAGAAGGTAACACCCAAGCTATGTGTTACGCTATTGGGGCAATGATAAAGTTAGGTATTGGGGAGCTACATAAGTGGGAAGTGACAATGACCATCGTTCAGCCCCGTAAGCCTCACCCTGATGGTGTTATACGATCCCACACCATGAAATCTGAAGATCTGTGGGCCTGGGCTTATGACGAGCTAATACCTAAAGCTAAAATGACACATTTAGACGATGCCCCATTAGGTGCTAGTGAGAAAGCTTGTAAGTTCTGCCCAGTGGCAACATGTACAGAGCGTAATAAGCGTGTACAAGAAGTAGCCTTAGCTGACTTTGACGAAGTGTCTTCTACATTACCAGATCCTAAAATGATGACACCTGAGCAAAAATCATTTATAGCTAAGAATGCTAAAATGATTACAGATTTCATCAAAGCTGTTGAATCCAGCGTCACTGGTGAGATGGTTAAAGGTTCTGAAGATTATGAAGAAGATTTCAAACTGGTACGTAAAACCACCCGTAGAAAACTGTACGATGAAGCTTTAGACCCTATCGCTTCACCTTTATTCGACCACTTAAAAGAGGAGGAATTATACGAAAGTAAACCGATAAGCTTAACAGAAATTGAGAAAAAGCTCAAAAAGAAAATAGGTGCTAAAGATGCTAAATCTGTAATGGAAGAAGTTGCTTTCAAGCCGGAAGGCGAGTTGGTAATGGCCCCGATATCAGATAATCGCAAAGCAGTAGCACCACCAGTAAAATCAGACTTTGAAAATATTTAACAGGAAAACAGAAATGAAAGTTATTTTAGAAAATGTTCGTTGCTCATACGTATTCGCCGATAAGCCTAACAAAGACGGCAAATATTCTATCCAACCTTTAGTGCCAGAAGGCAGTAAGGCTCACAAGAAGTGCATGAAAGCTGTGGAAACGGCTTTTATTGAAAACTTTGGCGAGAAAGAATGGAATTCTAAAACACGTAATTCCCGTTACAAGTTGCCTTTGCGTGTTGGTAATGAAGAGCGAGAAGGTGAAGAATATGAAGACGTTATCTTCTTCAACGCTAATAGTAAGAATAAACCGGGCATTATTAACCGAAACAAAGAAACGGCAATGCCAGAAGACTTGGAAGAGTACTGTTATAGCGGTGCTTACTTCAATGTCTCTGTTACTTTCTACTCGTTTAAGTCTCAAGAAGGCGGTAAACCGGGTATCGCTGCCGGTTTCAACAACCTTATGCTAGTTAAGAAAGGTGATCAGTTAGGCGGGGGCGCTTCAGCCAGTAAGGACTTTGAGGAGTTCGCAGTTGAAGACTTCGACGATGATTTCGAAGACGATATTTAATTGATCCCACGGCCCCGCGTAAGTGGGGTCTTTTTAATTTTAAGGTTGATAATATGAATTTCATGATTGATTTTGATACTAGGAAAGTTTTATGTTTCTCAGAAGAAAAAGAACCTTTACAAGAATATGTAGATTCTGAAGGTTTGGATATGGCTGTCGCTATAGTTAGCAATGAGGAAGAGCTCGCTTTGCAATTCTCATTCGATGAGCTTAGTGATTTGGCTGATAATGAATCTGTTGGATTGGAAAATCCTAGTACGGTTGAAATATGGGCACAGTTAGAAGATAACAGCTTGGACTACCACGAGTTCCCAGATATAGCTGATTTGGATGACCATGTAGCACCAGTTAAGACTAAGAAAACCAGCGCACCTAAACCCAAAGCTGAAAAACCTAAGAAGAGAGCTTCAAGTTACGAAGGTAAAACTTTCCAAGTGGGTAACGAAGAACCACCCAAAGGTCGGCATACTAAAATAGTTAAGTTTGTTGAGGAAAAAGGCGAAGCTACCTACGAGGAAATATGCGAGTTTGTGGGCGATTGTAAAGGCGGCCCTCAACAACATGTCAACTGGTCAGCTAAGAAAGGTTTTATACAGGAGGCTTTATGATTGAGGACTTTACTATCTTCATACCGACTTCTGGTAGAACAGGTAGGCAAACAACATTGCACTCTTTACGCGTTAGCGATGAACTACTGTCTAAAACAATATTAGTTGTACCAGAAGACGAATACGAAGAGTATGAAGAAGAATACGGTTTAGAAGTAGATGTCTTGGCCTGTAACGCAAAAGGTATAGCCGCTACGCGCCAATATATCGTAGATAACTGCGAAACCCCATATCTATTCATGCTAGACGACGACATGGTTTTCTTCAGGCGAGAATTCGAAAGTGTTAAACTGGCTAAAGCAACACCTGAAGAATTGGAAGATATGTTCTCTACTTTGTTGTTCTGGTTACAATACGAAGGTTTTCCAATGGTCGGTGTTAGCGCTAGACAAGGTAATAATCATGTAGAAGAAGATTACCGCGATGTCACCCGGCAAATGAACTTCCATGGTATAAGTGTAGAAGCTTTTAGTAACTACATGCTAGATTATAGCGAAATTGAAGTTATGGAAGATTTCTATGTACTACTAGATCTATTTACTAAAGGTGGTAAGAACCGTGTGATGTACGAATACTGCTGGAATCAAAGAGGCTCAGGTGCTGACGGCGGTTGTAGTTCTTATCGTGATAATGATATGCAATCTAGAGCGGCCAACCAACTAAAAGAAATGTTCCCAGAATTCGTAACCGTTGTGGAGAAGGAATCCAAGAGTAGTTGGAAAGGTATGGAGAATAGAACCGATGTACGCGTACAATGGAAAAAAGCTTATGAATCTCACATCTAAAGGTACTAAGAAATGAAAGTAATAAACGCAAGAAACGTAAACGAAGCTTTACAATTAGGTGTAAATTATATATTCCAAGAAGGGGTAACGGTTAATAGTCGTAACGGTATGACATTGGAAGCACCTACGCCGGTAGCTACTGTTTACCAAAAACCAAACGAGAGAGTCCTTATCGATCCTGTTCGTGACGCTAACCCTTTCTTCCACTTCTTTGAATCTCTTTGGATTTTAGCTGGCCGTAAGGATGTTGAGTTCTTGACCGAATTCAATAAACAAATGGCTCTTTATTCCGATGACGGTGAGGAATTCAATGCGCCTTATGGTTACCGTATGCGTTACGGCGTTAATATAGACAACGATCAGATACTAAACGTAATTAGTATTTTAAACGAAGATAAAGATAGTCGCCAAGCAGTTATTCAAATATGGGATGAAGCCGATCTGTATAAGAAAACTAAAGATAAAGCGTGCAATATGTCTGTTGTTTTCAAAATTAGAAAAGACAACAAGCTCCATATAACTGTTTATAATCGCTCTAATGATATGTTATGGGGAGCTTATGGTGCTAACGTTGTGCAGTTTAGCATGCTCCAGGAATACGTGGCGGCGGCTCTAGATCGTAAGATAGGAACTTACACTCAAGTCTCCAATTCATACCACGTATACCTAACCGGTAAGGGTGGAGAACTAACTCAGAAAATGAAGGAGCGTCATTTTAACCGAGGTATTATTTTTGACCCATATACGACTGACGAAATGGTAAATATGTCTATCGACCCTTACGATTTTGAAGCATTTGATCACGATCTTAGGTTGTTCTTTGATAGCTATGATGAGGATAGATTAGAAGCCTGTTTAGATAAAACTTATAATTCTCCTTATTTCACAATGCTAGTATTACCTATGCTGAGAACTTTCAGAACTCACAAGTTAATCGGCCCAGGCGAAGCTTTACGACAATTAGATTCTATCGGCAGTGATGATTGGGCGATTGCTTGTGAACAATGGTTGCGCAACCGGATAAAGTAGTTTATAATTGAAAACACACTCAAAACAGGAAAACAGAAATGAATATTAACAAACTCAAAACAATCAGGAAAGGTCTTAAAGTTGAGCGCTTACATACAATACCTCACGTTCAACCTTATAATAATGGTTTTCATTCTGCTAACGCGGCCTTAATAGCTTTAGAGTTGTGTAAAACTAATAATGTAGATTATCATCGAAGTTTTATAATAACTCGATATATGTTACTCCACGATGTTGCAGAAGGTTACACCGGCGATATACCTGCAAACGTTAAGTGGGATAATCCTCATCTAGCAGGGATGTTAGAAAGTTTGGAAAGAGATTGGGGTAGGGCTAAAGATTTAGATATACCCACTTTACCTGATAACTGTAAAGCTATCTGCAAAGTAGCCGACCTAGCTGAGCTGGGGTTCTACGCAGTTGATGAGATCAAAATGGGCAATTCCAATATGTATGTTGTTTCTGAGAATGTTATCGATGCTTTAAACAAAATTAGCCAGTCTACACGCTTAGAAGGTGTAGACGAACTCATAACTTATATTAAAGGGGGTTCAAGATGGAAGTAAATGATTATCAAGTAGGGGGAGACCACTACAATAAACGTAAGTATCAACATTGGGATATGGTTATCGATACCGGTATGCACTATGTCTTAGCTTGCGCTACTAAATACGTTAGCCGCTGGCGTGATAAAAATGGTGTTGAAGATTTGCGTAAATGCGCTCAGTACATTAGCAAAGCCGTAGAAAGCAACATATCAGGCTTACCAGCTAACGTTAATGATAAGTATGAAGAAGTAGATAGGTTCGCAAAACAGCACGATAAGCTATTAGATTCAGAAATCATAAAGTTAATATCTTTTGGTTTTTACGGCGAGGCTACTGACTTACTAAATGTCACAATTAGAAATATAGAAGCCGGTAGATTATCAGCTCACGGCGAACCGACATCTTCATACACAAATCAGGATAGATAAAATGTCATTAATTAGTTATAACGGTTTAGTAAAATTGGTAGAACAAGGTGTAATCGACGCACCGATGGAAAATATTAACGGCGCATCGATAGATATCACTTTGGATGATATTATTATGATGGAGAACGTACCAGGGGCTTACGGGCCGGTAAACCTTAAAGAAAAAGAAACCATTTGTATGGATGAATGTAATATTGCTCATCGCACTATTACGTTACCTCCTGGAGAGTTTATACTAGCTAGTTCCAGGGAAACTTTCAATCTTCCCAATAATATTGCGGCTGAGTACAAGCTTAAAAGTTCCTTAGCACGTTCAGGTCTTCAGCACTTATTAGCAGGTTGGGCAGACCCTAGTTGGAATAACAGTAAATTGACCTTGGAGCTTAAGAATATAACTCGGTCACATTATTTACAACTGGAACCAGGTATGAAGATAGGCCAGATGGTTTTCTGGGAATGCGAACCTGTACCAGAAGAACACGGTTATGCTTCCAAAGGGCAATATAACAACCAAAAATCTGTAACGGCTAGTAAAGGTGTAAGATGACAAAAGGCGTAGTTGTGTACGACGTAGAGTGCTATATCAACTACGTCCTTATTAAGTTCAAAAACCTGCAAAGCGGTAAGATTGCGGGTTTTGAAATGTTCCATGATTCACAAATAGAGATAGGTAAAATCCTATGGATTCTTAATAATTACACATGCGTCACCTTCAACGGTATTAAGTACGATTCTGTTATAGTCGATGCTCTTGTAGCCGGTTATAATAACAAAACTATCAAGGCTATATCTGATGATCTTATTGTTGAAAACAAACAACCTTGGATGGTAAGAAGAGATTATAATATCGAGGAATTAGACTACGATCATATTGACTTGATGGAAGTAGCCCCTCTTAAGGCTTCTCTTAAGTTGTACGGTGGTAGGTTGCATTCTGAGAAGCTACAAGACCTACCTATAGAACCTTCAGCCGTAGTAACCAGAGAAGAAGCTGATCTCCTAGATAGGTATTGCGATAACGACTTAGCAGTTACTGAAATGATGTTCAACCATCTAAAAGGGGAAATTGAACTACGCGCTAAAATGTCTGAAGAATACGGCGTTGATTTAAGATCCAAATCCGATGCTCAAATCGCTGAGGCGGTTATACGTAACGAACTGGAAATTAAGTACGGCAAGCAACCCAAACGCCCTAAGATAGCAGTAGGTACGCAATATAACTATAAAGCGCCGCATAATTTACACTTTAAAAATCCAGTGTTAAAAGATTTGTTTGAGCAATATACGAACAGACCTTTCGTAGTTAGTAAGAGCGGACATGCTGAATTTGAATTTGAGATAAGGGAAGAGGATCGTAATAAGAAAGGGGTGTTGCCCGATTCTAAGAAAAAGCTAAAATTCCAAATAGGTTCCACTACGTATACCGCTGGGGTTGGGGGATTACATAGTTGTGAGAAGAAATCACGCCACACCAATGATAATTGTATACTTAGGGATTACGACGTGGCTAGTTATTACCCGCGTATTATCCTTAATAACGAACTGTACCCCAAGCATATAGGTAGGGAATTCTTATCTATCTATAATTCCATAGTTAACAGGAGGCTAAAAGCCAAGAAAGAAGGCGATAAAATTACAAATGAAAGTTTGAAAATTACCATTAACGGTTCTTTCGGCAAGTTCGGTAATAAATGGTCATGTATATACTCACCAGATTTAATGATGCAAGTGACTATCACTGGGCAACTTAGTTTGATAATGCTGATAGAGAAGTTAGAAGATGCTGGTATCCAGGTTGTTAGTGCTAATACCGATGGTATCGTAACCAAAATACCTTACGAACTAGAAAGCTTAGCTGAGGAAATAACTTCAGATTGGGAATTTGAAACTGGTTATGATTTAGAAGGTACGGATTACCTGAGCCTTAATAGTAGGGATGTGAATAACTACATAGCTGTTAAAGAATCAGGGTGTAAAGGTAAGGGCGCGTATTCAGATAAAAGTGACCACTTCTACATGCTTAGGAGTAATCCAACTTCTGATATATGCGTAGAAGCTGTTAAGGAGTTTTTATCAAATAAAATACCATTGGAAAAAACTATCAGGGGATGTGGCGATATAAGGAAATTTTTAACTCTTAGGACGGTTAATGGCGGGGCTATTAAGGATAACGTGTTGTTAGGTAAGGCTATCCGCTGGTATTATGGGGCGCATGAACTCGATGCTATCTATTATAAAACTAGCGGCAATAAAGTTCCTAAATCTGACGGCGGCGTACCTATTATGGACCTACCTAAAAACTTACCTGGAGATTTAGATTACGAGTACTATGTGGATAACGCTAGATCTATATTAAAAGACATAGGTTATAAAATAACAATATAATTTTAGTAAAAACACTTGCTTTATCGTAAAGTATAAACCATAATGAAATCTCAACTGACACCTTTGGTCGGGATCAAACTAAACAGGAATATTAAAATGACAGAAAATGTAAAAGTATCAAAAACAGAAGAACTTAAGCAAATCCAAGCGCAAGCAAAAGAAGCTCGTGAGCGTGCCAAGGCTATCAAAGCTGAGTTAGATGCAGGTAAAGAAGATCGTAAGAAAGCTCGTAAAGACTTAGCTCAAGCTCGTAAAAATATCGATACTTCAAAATCTACTCTGCGCGGCCTAACTGCCCAAACTTACAATTCTATTAAGTCTGGTGATTCAGACGCTGTTAAAGATCTTGCTAACGAGATCATGGAAGCAGCTACCGCTCTAGTCGGCGCATTAGGCGTAGCTGCCGAAGCGATTGAAGAAATTGAAGGTTTATAGTTTCCCTTGTAAAGCAGTACTTTAGCCGGGTTCGCCCGGCTTTTTTATACCTGGAGAAAACATGTCAGTTAAAGATTTTATAAAAATCGCTCATAAAAAAGTGGAGCTGAATAAGCAAGTAAAAGAATCCGATATAGAGGGTAAGTTCGTCACCTATGCCAAATCTAGAGGTTGCTGGGCTATAAAACTAATAATTCTAAACAAGAGAGGTTTCCCAGATAGGACGGTGTTGTTACCAGGAGGTAGGGTAATCTTTATAGAATTCAAGAAGAAAGGTAAAACGCAAACTGAACTTCAAAAATCTATAGAAAGGAAACTGGTAGGTTTAGGGTTCAAGTATTACGTGTGCGATGAGATGGGCCAAGCTGAGAATATATTGAGAGGTTTGTTACGTGGCGATTAAATGGTTACCTAGGCGTTATCAATGGAAAGCGCTTTTCTTCATGTTGAAAAATAATTTCGGCGCTCTGTTTTTAGACCCCGGCCTAGGTAAAACCTCAACAACACTAGCGGCTATAAAAATATTACTCGGTTGTGGTAAGTCTAAAGGAGTACTCCTTATAGCACCTTTGAGAGTTTGTCGCCTGGTGTGGCCTAATGAAATAGCCAAGTGGGAAAACTTTAATCATTTGTCTCACACTTTCTTACACGGAGACAATAAACCTAGCTTGTGGGAAAAGAGAGATGTATATCTAATAAACCCGGCGGGCTTACCTTGGCTATATGATGAGTTACTAGCGGGCTTACAATTCGGTAAACCTTGCCCGTTCGATATGCTTGTTGTGGATGAGAGCACCAACTTTAAAAACCCCACCGCCAAAACTAGATTTTTATTATTGAGAGATATGTTACCGCTTTTCAAAAGAAGATATCTTCTAACGGGCACACCAGCCCCGAAAGGTCTGATGGATTTGTGGTCTCAGATTTATTTGGCTGACGGGGGTAGCTCACTAGGTGAAAATTTTTACAAGTTCAGGAATAAGTATTTCTACACAGAGGACTATAACCAATATAACTGGATGCTTAAAAATGGCTCTGAGGATAACATACAGAAAGCGGTTTCTGAAGTAGTCATTGAAATGTCATCTGAAGACAATTTGAATATGCCGGAATTGATGTTCAACTACATCGACGTTGAGATAAGTCCGAAAGCATTTAAAATCTATAAGAAAGTGGAAAAGGAATTTTTCGCTGAGATAGACGGTAGTAGCGTTACTGCTGAAGCGGTAGCTCAAGCATCTATAAAATGCCATCAGATTTCTAACGGTAGAGTTTACGAGGACATAGATACCGAAGGTATGGAAGAACATGAAATACGCAAAGCTATGAGGGATAGGAAAGTTATAAAGGTACACGATGCTAAAATAAAAGCTCTAGGCGAGCTATTAGGGGAGCTACAAGGTAAACCCGTACTGATAGCGTATAACTTCAAACACGATTTAGATGCTCTCAAAGAATACTTAGGTGAAGATACTCCGCATATCGGTAGCGGCGTATCAGAATCTAAAACTGAAGATTATGTTAGGCGCTGGAATAAAGGGGAAATACCAGTATTATTAGGTCACCCGGCTAGTATGGGTCACGGACTTAACCTACAATCCTCAGCTAACGATATCTGTTGGTATAGCTTAACTTGGAATTTAGAAGAGTATATGCAGTTTAACGCTAGGATATATAGACAAGGTGTTAAAGGGGCTGTTAGGGTCCACCATTTGGCTTCTAACGGTACTATAGACAAAGCTATGATATTAAGGTTAGATAGCCGCGCCAAACAGCAGCGCGACTTGAGGGAGGCTATAAAGCAATACAGAGCTAAGATTTAGTGTAACGGATACCAATAGCGGCAAGGACGACAGCACCCATAAGGTAACCGATATCAACACCTAAAGATTCAAGGGCTTTTAGAGATATATTTAGAGCGTCGCTCATATTAGTTGTTCCCAAGAAAGCGGTTTCCATACCTCCTAGGAACATTTGAACATACGGCCATAATATAACAACAGTTACCAGCTCATCTTTCCAAGTAGAATCTTGTTTTATCTGACCTATAGATTCCCATTCCTGGCGATTAAGAACAACCTCTTGCTCGTTTTTCTGCTTAGCTTCTCTGAGCTTGCCATTGATTGTAACTTTGGCTAGCTTCCTATCTTCTCTTTTGGAAAGGAAGTTAGAAGCTAGGTTGATGCCGGCGCTTACTAAGTTTAAAGGGTTCATAAAACTACTCCACGAATTCCACATGGGGCATATCACAGAAACCTTTCCACAGACCTCCCCATTTAATCCTATAACCAAGATTAATAGCCGCTTGTAAAAACGCGGCTCCGATAATAGCTAAATGTTCCTTTTCCCAGCTGGCTTTGCCGTCCACATAAGCATAGAAGTCTAAAGCGTCACCGCTCTGGTGCTTAGACTTAGAAACATAGCCGTCACACTTAGACTTGCCGTCCATATAAAGATCATTCTGATATTCGGCTGTGCGCTTACCACCGCCTTTAGGGATACCGAAATCTATAGTTGAGATACGTATGGCCTCATGGCATATTTCAACCATCTCAGACCTAACACCTACCATATTATTTAGAGAGTTTTTACCCAATCTGAACATATTATGTAGACCTATAACCAAAACCTCTGATGAACAACTTAACATAAGAGGAAGAGAATGGGATATTGCTAAAATCGTAATCTAGCAATATATCGAAAAGCTTACTAGCGGCTTGTAAACCTACGCTAAAAGTCTCAGTCCTCTTAACCCTAACAGGTTGCCCAGAAGTTACAGGTTCGTAGAAAGCAAAGACTAAATTGTTGTCACCTTTAGCAGAACTATCCGCATTACGGCGGTTATGTAATGAGAAATCTAAAGCCCCAGTAGAATTAGCCGTGGTATTTATATCTACGAGCACCATAACTTCTAAAGACTTAGCTTCATCAGGTACACCTAAAGAACTCATGGCTCCGAAAGTTACATCTGGAGAATCTGCACTTCTACCAACACTATACCAAGTATTAGTAGTTAGTGCGTTAGCTAGGTTCAAAGGGGTTTGAGAAATACCATTGAAATTATAATTGCTTATGGAATGTTCAAAGCCGGCAACGGTCGGACCTTCAATTTCGTCAAGAGCTTCAGTCAATGTTAGGCCGCTTGCTCCTACCAGGCTATTATTAGCTATTTCGTCTGTACTTAAGGAATCTAATACGTCTCCCAGCGTTGACCCTGGCAAGGAAGTATTATTTACAATATAATCCGTACTTAAAGCAGGTTCCCAGTTGGCGGGAGAGCTTATCGGGTCATTACCACTATTGTCTGATGTTTTAGACCGATATAAAACCAAATCGCTACCCAACGTTATACCGCCTGTTTGGTAATTGGTATCTATATCCCATTTGGAAATTCCGAATTCGCTAAGATGTTTTAAAGCCTGGGAAAAAGTTTGTTGTAAAAAATTAAAAGTTTCGTGAGGGGGTATTTCCACTCCCCATCCATTTTGCCATTTGGTGTCCCCTGGGTCTACTACGTCAGGGGCAGCTGCTAACTCTGCCCACACCCTAGTGATATCAGGTTTATCTGTTGCAGCCATGTAGGTTCTCCTATTATATCGGCCCGTTTAAGTCGGCATAATTAGCAGTTACGCCGGCTGGTTTTGGAATTATGTTACCATTGGTTATAATTAATTTTTCATTGGTACTGAGCACTTTACCTATCGTTACCGTATATTCAGCCTCAGCGCCTTCTACGATAGTAACGTCTTGTACGTCAAATATTGTTTGTATTTGGTCTATGGTTTCGTTTATGGTGGCCGTAGTTATATTTTTGAAAGTCCTAGCTCGTATGAACAATCTATATTCTTCATCTGTTAGCGATCTAAGACCCGTAGTATTCTCACCGAGAGATCTAAACCTACCACCTACCGTGGGATCACTAAGTGTTCCGAAGGAGTTGGCTTGGGGGTTACCCTGGAAACCAAAATAAACAACTTCAGAAGCATCTAACAGTTCCCTAGGCTGACCTACCAATTGTCCTAATATGTCTAACTGCTTACCTACTGCTGTGTCTATACTTCTACCGTTAAGTATATCTTGGAATACACCTTCTAAAGTATCCGCTTCACTAAGCATGGCGCATAGATAATCTCTAAGGTTAGATTCTCTAAACTGAGTTACCAATCTAGATAAAGCTAGCTCTTTATGGTTTATAACTTCTATAGGTACAGGTTGTTCAAATTCAGTTCCCGTTTCCATAGAGAAAGACGCGCTCTCTATAGGATCTGTGGAAGCAAAATCCGCTGTTATGGGCGGCGCTAAGAACTCACCTGTATTCAAAGTTATTATGTCTATATATTGGTAATATCTTTCAGATCCTACGAATCCCCCGTTATACGCATATGCCCTTAGTACGTGATCAGACCCGGTCTGAGCTGTATAAGACCCAGAATAAGAAGCGCTTAGCTGGTTATTTATGTATATTAAGTGGCTAGAACCATTATAACCGAACGTTACTTTAAACCACTCTCCTAAAGGAGGTTGTAAATCACCTATTTCAAAATCATTAGAAGATACTCCGTCGTACCACACATAAACCAGCTTATTATTAATTATTCTAAGCCTAGGCCCAGAGGAGCTAGCGCCGACAAAATTATTTAATGAGAATACTAAAGACTGACCAGTATCTGGTAATTCTTCTATGTATAAATATGCCGAAAAGGAAAATGAACCCGGTAGGTTAAAAACAGAGCTATCATCCGAAGTCATTATACATATTTGAGTCGGCTGAGCGCTTAGGTATTTGGAACCTTCTATCGGTAGCGGAGGCCCTACTTCTTCCAGTTTCAAACCCGATGAAAACTCGCATCTTAGGCCGTAATCGTCATCCATCCCTTGAGGGGAACCAGATAGTGTTCCCTCGAAACCTAACCTAAACACTTCAGCCATTATGAATTCACCGTAATATTAGCGATATCAAAACTAGAAATCTCATCTATATCAATAGTAATATTGTTTTCCAAGGTAGGCGATGGGGAAGTACCTATTAATATGGAATCTATATCATGCCCGCTAGCCGCTAGGTTTACAGGGGTGAATAGGCGAGATTGGATAACATCGTCGCCAACTCTAAATTCTCTACCTTGTACTAAATTACCTTCAGCATAATCTATTATAGCTTGTTTAATCAGATCGTCCCCGTTGGCCGGGTAGTTAGAATCTATAGTCAGATCCACTATTATGTATATGGGTATAAGAGTGGGTCTTGAAAAACCTATATCGTGAGGGTTGTCTTGATCGTCAAGTACCTGAACTGTTGTGGTGCCAAAAGCCTCAATACCTATGGGTTTCTTAACAAAAATACCTTGTGCCACATCGGCGTCTAGACCACCAGAAACTATAACGTTAAAGGAATGAGCAGGTAAACCATTACTATCTACGGCATTGGTATCGTTTTCCAACACATTGACAGAAGTGACCCCATCAATGTTACCCACTTCAGCAGCTATGGAATCTATAACCGCTGATGCCGCTTTAGCCACTGAATTCTCACGCCTAACCCTTAGCTCCACATCAGTTTCTTGATTGGTGCCTAAGTCAGCATCCAGAGCATTAGTGACGCTAAGATTACCAGATAAAGGAGTGTCGATAACTGTTAGCGTACCGGCTGAAGCTTCTATCGGGCCTGTATCTATACATTTAGCTAACACATCAGCTGTACCAGCAGAAATAGTAACTTCTTCAGTTGTTGAGAACTGAACGTTTATACCGCTAACCGGATCAGTACTAACTTTAGTATTCGTAGGTATTACAGAACCGTTATCGCCTGTGAAAGTTAATGTTACAGAGCTGTTTGTTGCTTTCAGCCTACGTATACCGTTGAGCTGTACCAAGTTTGAAAGAGTGGTTTGCGTCGCAGAAGAAGGGTTAAAAGCGTTATAGCATATTTCAGCCAATGCCCATAGGTTGGCATCGGATTCTGAATAAATACCGTTAACTTGCCCGTCGGGGGAATCCGGGGATATATTTACATTTTCCCCAAGTACCGATTTTAAAGCTTGATTTTTATCTTCTAAAATATCGGGTAATCTTTTTATAGAAAACCCTTCTGGGGTAACACCGAACTCAGACATTCAGACTAACCTCTGATAAATTTATTTCTCCGAATGTACTAATCACATTCATATTGATTGTTAATTTCCTAGAGGGGCTTTTCTCATAAGACATAGAAAAGTCAGTAATCCTAGACACTCCTGGTACGTTAAGAACTTCAGATTTCAATATACTCTCTATATTATTAAGGTTAGCGGGCTTAATAAATATATCTTCTAACCATGGTATACCTATAGAAGTATTTAAAAACCACTCCCCCAAGTAAAATAGAAGGGTGGTTTTTATACGTTGAGAAACCTCTTCAGCATCAGAAACCCTTTTTATAATACCGTTCTCAACAACTAAATTGTTATTAGAATCTAAATACTTACTTATCATGGGTTTGGCCCTAGTGTAACAGAAGGTATACCATCAGCATTAGTAAAGTTATGAGAATGAGTGCTTCCGATATTCTTACCATTAGAAGCAACATTACCTGTAACATCTAAGTCCCCAGTCATATCTAGATTGCCTGAGTGGGTAATATTACCGTTTATCTCTAAGTTGCCTTTTATTTTAACCCCAAAGCTTCCTAGCTGCAAACTAATAGAGGCATCTTCATTCCTAATCTCTACCGCTTCGGTATTAAAGTCGCTTAATTTATTCGGTTTGGAATACAAACCTAGTATAGCGACCCCATCAGATAGATCGTGGAACCTCCTAGCTGCTGGCTCCTGAACACCGCCTTCTTCGTACCACTTATCGAAAGACCTTTCGCAAAATTCCAATAAACATTCGTCACCTTGTTTAACTGGGAATGTCATAGCGTAACCGCCAGCCCTAGGGAATGCGACAGGCACATTAATACATAAAGGTAGATTGACAGGAGTTATTATTGTTTCTGACCCCGTTTCCGTTTTATATCTTCTTTTTATAGCGGGCTGAACGCTAGCTGTTTGAGTTTCCGGGTCAAAAGAATCTACTATTCCGGGCATGGAAGTATGTAGGTCTTTCAATGCTGAGGATATTGCTGTTTTTATAACACTCGCTTCAGTAGCTAAGTTCTCATTATTAGACATTGAATGTTATACCTTTAATATTAGAAAGCCAATCGCCCCTACGAGAATCCCCTCTATGGGTAACTTCTTGTACCTTATAAAAACCTTCGGCTGACGTTCTAGGTATGCTTTCTCTTAAGAAAATATTAGATAAAGAAGTATCCGCCGATTCTGATTTTATCTGGAAAACACCGTTAGGCACTAAGTTCCTATTTAATAAAGAGCTAACATCCGCACCTACCTCGGTTATAACTGGAGAATTTATCATTCCTGTAGAAGATGTCAGAACAACCGCTTCAAAATTAGATATAGGTGTGTCTAAAGGCGTAGTTATTATTTCTCCATCCTGGATACTCCAGGTAAAACCGTATTCTTCTGCCATTTTATCCATTATATCTTTGGACGCTCCAGATAGAGTCTGACCTCTAATCTTATCTTTAGCAGAAGGTAAACCTTCAAGCTTACCTATATCTAAATTAAAAGAATCTATAACTTCTCTTATCGCGTCCCCAGAAGATATATTCCCAGTAAAGGATTTGTTAAATATAGAATTCTGCCAAGAGGCTTGGCCGTCGCCAGCGTATATAACGGCATAGGTTTCTGTGGAGTTCCTAGGCTGGAAAACGTTACGTATTTCGCCTTTGAACAACAAGCCTATGTCTTCCCCATAACCTACGTCTAATCTAACATTATTGAATTTCCTCTGTATGAAAGACAGAGTATCTTTGGAAACGTTAGTTATGGATATTCTAGCTAGGTTTGGGAAAGACAAAGTACTCTTAGTTATTTCAAACTCTATATGTAAGCCCGATATCTCCTTAGAATTGCCGTCTACGTCTGTAACAGTTAGCCGGTAGTTCCTACCGTATTGTCTAGCCAAGAGAAGCTACCTCTTCGTCTGTTAAAACGAAAACTCCAGATGTAATACCTAAGCCCTCTTCCGAAGGATCTAAAGAAACATCTTCTAAATTCAAAACATACGCGTTATCTATGGGTACATCCGGGTACTGATCGAATAAATCAACACCGCCAACTAAAGAGACACCTCTAACTAAAGATAAACCTGCTTGGGAAATACTTATTTTCCATTGGGGCGGATTGTCCCTATTGTTCAAAGTTATTTCAAAATCATAAACGATACCATTCACAGATTGTGAAAATGTTTGGTGAGGATCGCTTGTAAGGTTTAATTCTATCATATTATCCTCACCCTGATATCCAATCGAAAACGGTTTTTAAAACAGAAGAACTTTTAGATTCTTCGGGCACTACTGGTTCTTGCCTACCTCTCTTAACAACAGGGGAAGCTTGATCTGTTGTTACCCCTTCTTTGAGGTTTTCTTTTTGCAATAAAGTAGTCTCTGTGTCGGCTATGAATAGCTTCTTAAACCTCATGTTAAGCCTTACGATATTAGAAGTTTTAGAAGTCTGAGTCACAGATATCTTAACCAGTAACATATCTGTATATTTTTCAAGTTTGGTCTGAAGGGTTACCAGCTCCCTTCTATTCTGTAGTTCTTTGAGCAACCTATATGCTTCGGCGCTACGCGTCTCATTACCTTCAGTAGATGATCCAAACAACCCGGTAACATTATCAACAATTTGCCCTATTGACGAAGTTCCTAGTGGCGTGTTAGTTACCACTGCAACCACATCTACGAAATTAGGCTCCTTGACAGAATGGTCGGTAACATTAGCTCCTAGCTCAACAGGGTTATCAGTAGTGGTAACTTCATCTTCATGGGATTCGCTAACTACCGCGTCGAGCTGAATACCTTCTATAGACTTATTAACCCTTATAAATAATTGCTCAAAAGCCATCTATATATCCACCGATGTTTCTACATCTTGTATACTTTGTTGGAATTTATTATAAACTGAATTAGCCACATCTTTAGGATCAGCGTTGTTAGATTGTATATTTATATTCATAGTATCTACCGAAGTGGTACTATTAGTGCTGTTCACATTAGATTGGTTGTTCTGATTATTAATAGGTTGTAATTGTGAAGGGGAAATAGGTGTTATAGGCGATGAACCAATAACTCCCATTTGCTCTGGGCCGCCCCCAAATATAAAATCTCTTATGTTATCGAGAGTCGAAGGCTCGTATTCAACACCTACTTTAACTGGGGTTTCTTCTATACCTATCAAACTACCTATGAAACCAGGAAGATTACCTATAAATTCTTTAAAATCTTCAAAAGTACTATTTTTAAACAAACCTATTAGATCATTTAACCCTTTAAAAGACATAGCTACCATATCGCCTAGTGTGGCAAAAGCGGAAGCTACCGAAATTATCAAATCTCTATACTCTGGGAAATCTTCCATCATTTTCCCAAGTAAGCTGTCTCCTCCTTCAAATAAGGTCTTAGCATCTTCCATTAACGCTATCACTGATGCTATAGCAGCGCTAATCAGAACCGGTAATGCTAACATTATACCATTGAAAACAAGAGCAGCTAAGGAAGCGGATCTAAATAAAGCTATGAGAGCTGATAAATGAGTGAGTATTTTTAACCCTAAGAATACGACAATAGCAGTAGAAAGGATTTTTATAGCTTTAGTAGCCATATCTATCCACTTAGGCATATTTAGCTCTATAATTTCACGATTAGCTTTCCACCAGTCAACCAGAGCTTCGTTTATAGACTTCATAGCCGGCGCTAAGGATCTAACTATAACTCTACTTATCTGCTTTATAACTTGCCAAACCATAGTGAGGCTATCTGCAAATTCGGCAGATAATCTAGCGTCTTCCTGAGTAGTTACGCCTATAGCCTCTATTTCGCTTATGTAACGTTGTATCGCTGCTGGGCCTTGCTGTAGAAGACGTATAGATTCTCCTAAACCCAGCTTGTCGGCTAGCTCTATCTGCCTAGCTTTATCTAAACCTTGGAGCTTACCTGATACTTCCAGTAATAAGTCACTTGTTCTTTTTATCTTACCGTTTGTATCTACAGCAGATATACCCAATAGGCCAAAAGCCTCTACACCTCCGCCCACACCTCTAGCAGATTCAGAAGCCCTAATAGATAGGGTTTTTAAGGAAGAGCTCATACCTTCAGCAGAACCGCCCGATAGGACTAATGCTTGCTGAAGAGCGTCTATCTGGCCTGCTGTCTCACCTATCTCTTCTCCCAATTTCCCTTGGGCATCTGAGGCGGCTGTGGTAGTTACTGTTAGAGCTGTTAGCGCAGCAGCACCACCAGCCGCAAATTTTACAAGCCCGGATATTAGGTCGGTGGTGCTTTTTACATCATTCCTAAACTCATCTAGTTCTTTAGGGTCGTATTCGAAACCTAGAGCGACTAATAATTCTTCTAGAAAGTCCATGGTTCCTCTTCAATCTAAGTTCTATTTGGGTTTAGGTTGCAAGCTTATCTTATAATCTATAAGTTCGCACATCATAGCTAAGTCGTCTATCGAATAAGTACCATCTTGTAACTCTTTCAAAGTACACATTGGCGGTTCAAACAATATAGGCTTATGCAACATGAAGTTTATGTTCGGGTAATCTTTCTCTAGTTTGGAAAACCCGTTGACAGACTGGCCAGATGTTGAACTTTGTCTACCAACTGGCCTGGAATAAAATTTGAATAGTTTACCTTCAGTACGAAAAAGAATACTTGGTATATTTCCGACAAACTATCTGCATCAAAAGTAGAGTCAAAAGTACCGTTAGTTATCTTAGTGCCATCACAAGCAACACCAATAATACACTCTTTCATAAAAGCTACGATCTCTTCGGGGTTTGAAGAAAGAAACAATTGTTCCAAACCCTTACCGAAAGCGTTAGCGCCTTTTTCTATTTTATCTGAATCGCTAGATTCTTCTTTCTCTAATGAAGCCAATGCACCAGCTATAGTAGATATAGAGCCTGCGAAAATTTTAGCTAATTTTATTTGGTTTAAGAAAGCTTTTTCTGCTGACCATTGGGTAACATTAAACTCTCTTTCGCCTATATATTTGGTTTCTGTCTTACAACCCATTATTTTTCTCCCGACAAGAAATTTACCCGGCCAAATAATTCTGAAGGGAAGAACGCTACTTTGGCCGGGATCGTAGCGCTATGTAACCTTCCCTTCAGAAACTCGCTATACGCCGCCTCTATGGAGCATATCTAATCTTTCAACAACAATACGCCATTCCTGACCACCAACACCTCGACCACGATTCATATCTGCAGGGCGCGGGATATAACCTTGTGTACCAGAAACAATATCGTTACCTCTAACATCTTTAAACTGAACAAAAACAGGTACGAAAAACCCGTTCTCCTGGGTAGATATTAAAGAAGACATATATGCGTTGTCGTCAGAACTCTGCATTAGCCTGAAGATGAAGTTGCCAGTGCGAGAAGCGCTAAGCACAACAGTCATCTCGCCATCAACACCTTCTTCATGGGAAGCCGAATCTTCCAAGCGGCCCATTTGGATAACATCGTCACCATCGTCGTAACCGGTTATTTCTTTACCGTTTACTATCAATGTTGTGTTTAAAAAACTATAATCTTTCATTTAAAGTTCTCCTATCGCTCAAAAGTAACGTTAACTTGAGCACCGTGGATAGCTCCAGCGCCAATCAAAGTAATAGAAAGACCTGGGTAGTTACGAGCATCCACATCAGACTGATTTATTTCAGATACGGGCAAAGCGACTACTTCATAACCGTTAGGTAAGAATCTACCGTCTATCGTTTCACCTGGGGCCGCTAAACCGTTACGGACAGCCTCGTCACATGCACGAATACAAGCCTGTTCCAAAATAGCCACACCTTTATCCGTATATGGAACCTTGGTTGGGGAAGTTAAGAGTGCTCCAAAAACATTACTTTGAACAGCGTTTTGGAACCAATCGATACCATGTACTTCATCAAAGAAAGTGCCGTTCGCCATGAATGATTCAGCGTACATAGAACTATCGCCGACCAATATTAGAGCGTTAATATTCTTAGAATCCAAAATAGCTTTTTCGTTTTGAGAAATAAGTTCATTCTCAATACCTGGCATCTGTTTGAACTTCAAAGTAATAGTGCTGTTAGGCTGATTGAAATCGACAGTCGCTGCTCTACCTGCTACAGACATAGAAGGGTATTTTTCAGAGTTAGAAGCGTATGTAGTAATTGATCTTCGGTAATTACCATTCTTTAGAACAGAACCGATATCAGAGCTAACGTTAGCCTTACTATTGGTGTCGTTACTTGTGTTCATTAGAACCTTAACTCTCGCACCAACCCAGTCACTAGCAGCAACGATAGCGTCTTCACCGTTAATTTGAACTAGATCTCTAACTTCTTTGGTGAAACCTAACATATACCAATCAGAGTCTTTTTGCTCAATAGCATCTAGAGATTGAGTTATAGTTTCAGCAACTACACCAGCGGAAACAACACCAGAATTTAAACCTAACAGTACCGAAATATCTGTACCGACAGCAGGATCAACAGCAGAAGCGATAGTAATAGACGAAGAAGCACCCGTGGTACCAGAAGTGATTCTGAAATACTCGCCTGTTGCTTGGTAAGTACATACAGCTGAAGAATAACCGCCCGTACCTACTGATTGAAGACCGGCTTGTATTGTAGCCGCTACATCATCCATAGAAGTATCTGATGAAAAATCAAGAGTTGTAATATCTTCAGAATCACCGTCGATACTAATCTCAAAACTACCGTCCGTAATCGCCTGTATAGCCGATAGGTTGGTAGCGTTGTTTTCGTACTTAGAACCTAGCAACTCACCGTTAGAATCGCTACCAGCTCGGACTGATACTTTTAGCTTTGTAGGCTTAGGTTGCTGTGAGAAATAAGAGTTAGCAGCAGCAACCACTTCACTATCTGAAGGCCAGTCTAAAGCGACAGCCGATGCATTATTATATAAACGGATTCTTTCACTCAACCCAATGACGCCAGTTTCGGCAGTCACTATGTTAAGTGTTCCAAACCCCGCTCTAGCTGGAAACGTAGCGCCGATACTGACGGAAACGTTAACAACACTGGAAACTGGAATAGTCATTATTGTGCCTCGATTTCAAAATTATATTTTAAGCCGCGATATTGAAACTCAGCAGAAACGGTCGCAGCACATATAGCCTTGACAATTTCTTCATCTGTCTCTATAACGTTAACCGTTACATCAAACTGCGACGATTCTTCCCAAGTGTCTTCCAATACTCGGGATATCTTCCTAACGGGAGATCTCTCTAATAAGCCAACACCTATAGTACTAAACATAGATTGGACGGTATTTTTAGCCATACCTATATAAGTCTTGTTGGCATTATCTATAGACGAATCTCTGAAGAAAGATAGGGAGAACATGTAAGATCTGGAAACCTTAACTTTAGAGTCTAGGTCTGTTACGGGGTCTCTTTCATCATACTCATATTCTTCAGTAGATAAGTTTTTAGAACTTATGTAAGATACAGAAGCGTATGGGCCTACGGGCCTCATAGCGCCTTTCTGCTCGGCCTTAATAGCAAAACCGCTACTCATCATAACTAAATTGATGGTATCTCTAAGTAACTTGTTTAGGACTTCTTCCAATTTATTGTACTCTTGCTATTAGAGATGTAGTTTGACCATAGGCCGACCACGGTAACACTTTAACTACTTTCCAAGTTATAGAGTCGAATATTACTTCGTCCCCTGCAACCTGGGCTTTTTCATCTGGTGTCCTAACTGGTTTGTTAGATATCATTGTTCTAACATCTGAAGTTCTTTCGCCTTCAGATAACATTTTCAATTCTTTACCGCTTGGCGGCTGGACAGAAGCTAACATTAAAACTCTTCCAGCCTCAGAATTAGGCTGTGCTAGCCCGTCATCGTAACCGCCATAATTATAACGTACCCTTAGAACTCTTTTGTTAGCCGTATCACCATCTATAGCTTCTTTGACGCTTATAGGCATTATTCGACCTCGTACGTTATTGTTTCTAAAAGATGACCCGTATCTACCAACGGATTACCTTCTCTATGAACTAAAGGCGGCTCTTTTATATCTACTATTTTCTGCCTAACATCGGTTTGTACTATTAAGCCCAATTTACCCAATCCCAACTCGGCAGATATTTCGCCTTTTAATATTTTAGCACCTAATTTCCTAGTTAAGCCCAAATATTTTTTATCATTTTCAAAAACAGTGCTTCTTAAAAAGCTTCTTTCTGGAACACCATTTTCAGGACTACCAAATTCATGCACCGAACCTACCATTATGACCGATGTACCATCTGGGTAATTATTGCTACCTTTAGGTAACCCAACTTTTACTATCGGGTTCTTTGGCATTGCTTTCTTAAGCTTATTTATTTTAGAGTCTACGTTCTTAGGTTTCTTTTTAACCTTAACTTTAGACTTCAACATATAACCGCTATTCCTGAAAAACAACTATTTCTAATGTTCAAATATTGCTGACCGTATATAGTAGAAGATAAGAACTCATCGGTTTCAGATCTTTCTCTAGTACTAACAGCCCTAGTAACAGAAACACCGCCTGCTGATTTAGAAGAAACCGGACCAGCTTTGGAACTAGAATCCCCAGCTTCAGCAGAAGAAAGTGTTTCCATTAGATGAGCGGCGTAATAACATTGAGCCATATTATATTTGCCGCACCAATTAGATTCATCATCTCCAATGAAACAAGCTGCGTCATCTAGAAACAACTGGATCCTAGGCTTTACATAAACCTGATCATCTGCAAATTCAGGAAACCTAGTTCTAAAATGTTCTACTGTACAAACCATATTATTTCTTCGTTATTAGCCATAAAAAATAACCAGTTAAAAAAGCGACTATTACTTTTAACAGCCCAACACCGAACTCTTTATGCCCCTCATTCTTATCAGAAACAGACTTGTTATTTGAAACCTTACCTTTTACATCTTCAGAGTTTTGCTCTAAGACTCCAACTCTCCTAATAAGGCTCATTTGTTCTGTTTTCATGTGCTGCTGGTCCATTTGTAGCTCGTGTATATAATCAGCATTACGTTGAGTGTTGGCATCTAACCTTGCCACATCTCTTCTCATGTGCCCTACATCGGCTTCTATCTTAACCAGACCTTCAAGCGAATCATCTATATTATCTAACTTGGAATCCATTCGGTCTAGTTGCTTCCATAACCTTTCCTCTGACATATTGCTTACAGTCTGGGGGTTAGATAAGTTTCTATCTTTATCCCCTCTCATAATTGAACAATCTCCCGGATGATTGTTACCAACAAGGCGCAAAAGCACCTTGTTGGGTTTTTTCCTTTCCTTTAGAAGCTCCACAGCAATTATGAAGCATCACCAGAACCGCCTTGACTAGCACCTTGCGTATTACCGCCCGGCGCTACAACAGGTTCTACCTTTACTTTAGCTTCTGTGTCTGGATCACGTTCCATGATCTGTTCGTCAACATGTTCACCGAAGTCAATAGAACCTTTCTTCTTTAAAGAAACCACGTATGCGTCTTCTTTAACCAAGTTCCAAACGTCGTCAGAAACAACGTTGAAACCAGGAGCAATACGAACTGTGATTTTCTTACCTTTCGCCAAAACTTTAATATTGAATTGACGAGCAGTTTTATTTAATATACCGGCCATGATATTAAATTCCTGTTAGGATGTTTAAAGATAGCGGATAGTAGATGTTCAAACCGGCCAAGCGAGAACGAGTTGGAACTTCAAATTCCAATCCTTTCTGTTGAACTGGCATAAATTCTAGTTCCACTGGGATTTCAAGTTGGAGCTTATCTGGGTCGCGATCATAAATAACCATAGCATCTGCAGAAAGCTCAGGGTTGTTAGCAGCTACACATTCGTTAACAGGGATGAGATCTTCCAAGCTGTTTAGATATGGGCTATTGTTAACAAGATACTGAGCAATAGTGGTATCGCTGTTCGCAGAACGAGGAGTACTCATAATGTAAGACCACTGTGCTGGAGGAAGCATAACGGTATTACCGCGCTCTACCATCTTAGTAGTTTCAAAAATATCAGAGAAACCATCATTTACGTCCGCTAAGATTTGGTCAGGCGTCTTATTAACCCACTCAGTACCAGAGCCGCCGTCTACTACGGAACCAGTAGGGATATTAGGGTTATCGAACAAACCCGGTAAGCCTGATGTCGCATCACCATAGAAAGCAACCTCGTTAACTTTCTGCTCATTGGCTCGGCGAACAGCATTAGCTCGACGTTGATCTAGAGAAGCGCCTGTGAGCTGAGAAGAACGGATCTCATCAATGTTATAGCCATAAGCAGCACCGACCGTACGAACAGGAATAGAGGTTTCTTTACCTGCAACGTCGGCTCGAGGTAGATCATCAGCGTAAGCGTTGATGATTTTAGCAGAGCCTACCATATCGTAAGTACGATATGTGATAGTAGTAATGCCGTCACCACCTTCGTTAGAAACTGGGAAAAGCATACGAGCTTTAAGCTCAGCGTATTTTACGTCGTAGCTTTTAGCTTTGATTTTTTCCAATTGGCGTTGGAAGAAAACAGCGCCGTCAGCATCCATATAACCCTTTTTGTAAGAGTCGTAAATAGAAGCATCTAGCTGTACGCTTTCGCCATCTAATGTAAATACGGCTTCGTGACCGTGATCGGCAAAAGAAGTCTTGCCATCTCGTAAGATAATTGACATTTATATTCTCCTATTATGAGCCGGCTGTTGTGTCAGTGTTTTCTAAAACAAGAACCGCTAGTTCTCCGGCGGCAGCTGTAGAGTCCCAGTAAGCGCCGTCTAGAGCAGTTTCACCCGAACTAGCTGCGCCTTGATCAATAACACCTGTTGTATTATTGTATTTAACCGCTTGTCCAGGGGTACAACCAGCCGGACAAACAGCCCAAACAGAACCTCGACGAAGAATACCAGCGGTTTCTTTCTGAGAGTATTTGATAGCACCAGTGTTATCAGCACCTTCTCGCTCTAGAGAACGGTAAGTAACACCTAAGAAATCTGTACCACCTAGAACCGCTTGTTTATCTTTGTCAGTGCCGCGACTAACAGCAGCTCCGAAACCGATACCGTTAGCGGTTTCAACATCGCGAGAAATGCGTACTGACTCACCGATAGCGTAGATAAGGCCCGCATAAGCAACGCCTTGGTTTAGATCATATGAAGTTTGAGCTGGCATTATTTAGCTTCTCCTTTATATAGGTTTCTAGATTCTTTAACGAACTTGTCTCGCGCCACCAAAGAAGCCGGGCGATAAGGTTTAGTTGTTTCAGAATCTTTAGTTGTTGTGTTTGAAAGGGCATTATCTAGAGCTTGCTGTGGGTTAGAAGAGAACCCGTCAACAATTAGATCAAAAGCCGCTTCAACATAAGAATCGCCTTTAGAATCCATTTGAACATTAGGTCGTAAAGAAGTAACAACTTCACGCTTAATAGTAAGCTCGTCTTTACCTTCCCATTTTAGGTTAGGGGCGATTTTAGAAACCTTAGAGATAAACTCGGCGCGGTCAGCTACCATTTTATCTAAAGATTCAGCGCTTGGTACTTTACTTAATGCGTCATCGATTTTAGCCTGCATAGAGTCTTCGGTTTTCTTGGATTTCTCCTTTTCTTCCGCCAACTCATCTTCAGCTTCTTTCTTAGCATCTTTTTCTTTTTGGGCTTCTTTCTCCGCGTCTGCTAAGCGTTGCTGCTCCTTACCAATAGCTTGAGCTGCTTGTTCAGATACGTCGTAATCAACCCCATCGATTGTGACTTTAGCCATAACTGACTCGTCTCCTGTGGTGGGTGAATTATCGGCCACTCTGCAAGCAGACCCGGCGCGACCTTTTGTTACAATGGCAATATGATTGCCACGAATGTTCCTCTGCATGGCTTCATAAGGCTCACCATCAGGGGAAACACCTGGTGTCCAATCTATATCGGCAACATACCCATTGGACAATTCTACTTTGCCATCATTGATCTTATTAATAACCAACGCATCGGTGACAAAAAGTTCTGTTTCTGCGAAGTCTTCTATTTTCTTGACTTCTGGGCCAGAATGACCCACTGTGTATTTCTTGGAATTAGAAGCGTTAACTAGCTCTGGGGGGTGATCGTCAGTAACCGGCTTGTTAGAAAAAGAGCTTAGCGACGTATCGCTAAATACTTCTTCCGGCGGACGATAAACAGATATTATTCGGTTAGGATCGCCGTCAGAAATTCCCATTTCTGAAGCTCTATATTTTTGTATACCTGTACGGGCAATCTTTGCCGGAACAATGAGGTAGCCCTCATCTGTATAAACTCTTTTCGTGTTAAGGTTCATACGGTCTTGCAAATACATAATCTAACCTTAAGTAAATTTTCTTTTAATAAGTTTATATTATTTACTCAAAACTGTAAATGTAAATATAGATGATTTTTTCTTACCAGAAAAATCCGACTCTTCAGCCGTAATATAGGATTCCCAATCCCCACCTATAAATATGTCTCCTTCCTGAAAAGTATATTTAACATTATTAGCACTAACAACCAAACCATCAGCCTCACCCACTCTCAATATTGTACGGTATGTATCCGGGCTTTGTAAGTTTAGAACTGTTATTTTGTCGGTTAGGTCAAACGGTGTTTCAAAAGTAGCATTTAGGCTTAAGGAGTTACCAAACTCACCAAATATCATCTCTTCGCCAAACGTAACATCACAGTCTACATTTCCAGGGGTAGATTCAGCTCCATCTAAGGTTTCCCCTCTAGTTTCCAATACTGGGAATATACATATTGAAGACTTTCTAGATTTAGAGTTATCTAAGTCCCTAGCTATGATGTAGGCTTCCCAGTTACCCGCTACGCAAACGTCCCCTTCTTCGAAGCTGTAAGAGACAGTATCGGGGGTAACAACAATGCCATCTTCTTCAGTCAAAGTAAGTTTGGTTTTATGGTTATCAGGGCTATCCACTACTAAAGTTACATTTTTAGTAGTTAGGTCAAACGGTGTTGTGAATTGAGCGCTTAGGGTTATCAGGTTGCCATACTCTCCTAGCACCATAGTGTCGCCAAAGCTAACCGTACCTTCTATGTCTGTATCCGTACCTTCTTGAGTGCTTACTATGAACGTAGCTACTTCTATGGGGTCAGTAGAAGATAGTGTTGCCGATATATCTAAAGAAGCTCCAAAATCAGCGCTTTCAATAGGATCTGTAGAAGATAGTGTTGCCGATATATCTAAAGAAGCTCCAAAAGCAGCGCTTTCAATAGGATCTGTAGAAGCTAAAGATAGGTTTAAGGCGGGCAAAGCTTCTACAGTCATACCAAAAGCAGCGCTTTCAATAGGATCTGTAGAAGATAAAGATAAGTTTATGGCGGGTAAAGTTTCTACAGTCATATCAAAAGCAGCGCTTTCAATAGGATCTGTAGAAGCTAAAGATATATTTATAGCTCCGGTAGTATTGACGCTAAAGTTAGCATCCTCTATCGGATCTGTTGAGGATAAATTTAGATCTATAGCAGGTATGAAAAATTCTGGAGCACCTTTAGGTGTCCCAGAAAAACCAATACCGCCGAAGCTACCTACAAAGGACATATCTAAACCTTATTGGATTAAGAACTTGTTACCCGCTACCGGGGCCGAACCGTTGGTAGTTTCTGTAAATGTGAACAAGCCGGTTGTAGAATTATAAGATTCGATCCTAGCTCCCGACTTTTCAAGAGGGCCATCTATCCAATATATAACCCTATTCTTATACTGATCATCCGACAAACCTGTTAAGTTAGTAGTCATCTCAGTGGAACTCAATGTACCTGCTATCGCTTGGCCAGAACCTATCGTCTTAGTTGAATCTGAAAGGTTAGTAGCAGCTGCAGAGTCCCCAGATATTAACGTTACATTACTAGATACGGTATCGTTTACAGATTTTACAGAAGTACCAGATAAATCTACAACAGAAGTGGGGTTTTCTATGTTGGCCTGGTCTGTACCTATATTACCTGAAGCTGTGAGGTTCATAGTGTGAGGTATCTTAACATCTACAGCGTTAACTTTATCTCTAATATCACCGATAGTAGATTCTTCTACGGTTAAAGTACTGGAATTATCCACTACTTTAATATCGCCCGCCACGTAAACATTACCTCCAGTACAAGAAGCATCAAAGGTCAATACGCCGTTACCGCTTATAGACAAACTGTCCGCCGGGGTCATGCCCGTAATGTTAAGACGCCCATTATAACCGCTAAGAGCCATATCCACAGCAGTAACATTATCCCCGTTCATATCTACAGTAGGAGGGTTAATAGAAGCACCGCCAACATTCTCAAAGCAATTAGACCATCCAAAAGTAGCCTTAGAAACCAATTCTATATCACCGGCCAAACCACAATCGACCATATTACAAACCCCAACCTGAACATCTTCTAGTCCGCACTGATCGAAAACACATCTAGAAGATGCTGTGGAGTTACCTGTAATACCAGATTTCATAAATATTGAGCCGCTGATATCTTGCCCATTAAGTATGAAGAATTGACCACTAACAACATTAAAAACATAACCGTTATAAGATTGGTCTAGGGTGTATGCAAAAGCCCCTAAGAACCTAAGTTCTGTTATATTAAATTCATCCGCTATGGTTTTTGCATCTGTTAAATTATCACTAGGGTTAGTGGTCGTACCGTTGATGAACTTCGTAGTACCTGGGTTACCGCTCAAGGCGCTTATATAAACAGCCCCGTTGTCGTATCCCCCGTTACGTGTAGTCGAATGAACAACTCCGGGTAAAATATCAAAAGTACTAGTGGCGTCAGGTGATGTTTTAAAAGAGGGAGCAACTGTTGCAACTTTAGTAGTACCATTATATTCAGTTATTATATGAGCCTGTTCGCTACCTGTACCGCCGGTAATTACCAATTGATGACGGTTATAATAATCATCAATACTCGATGCTGAAGCGTCCAAGGTTATACTTGTACTTGAACCCCCCTGAGCCAATCCTGAATGTAGGATTGTGCCCGCTACAGGTAATGTCGTGTAAGCAAAACTTAGACGATCAATATGCAAATCAGCTGAAGTTAATGTTGTAGCTTCAAACCTGAATCTTACTTTGCCCTGATCGGCGCCGGATCCAGTATGCCTAGTTAGAAGTTCTCTTGTCCTAACAACATTCGTACTACTCGTCTGACCTAAATAGTCCCCTACAATATCCCATTGGCTAGAGTTCCAATCCCAGGCTTGTACTGTTAATGTGTCGTTACCACCTTTTAGGAAACCGACAATTTCTACACTAGCTGCTACGGCTTGTGTGGGTAGAGTTACCAAATACTCAATGTCCATAGTGCCGCCCACATCCTCTATCTGATGGTAGACACCATTAACGGTCTCTGTATCTGTGAATGTACCGGTTACAATAACTCCGACAGTCCCTGTGAACCCTGTAGCGGGTGTGTTCAATAGACCGCTAGATGTAGATATGGAACCTATCTGATCTTGTGTTGCTGGGAACAGTGGCCCAGTTAAACCGGTAGTACCGTCGTATTGATTCTTAAGGTTTGTAACTGATGTTGTATCACCAATCAAAGACCCTATATCCATTCTACCGTTGCCATCTATAGACATAGAAGACCAGTTAGTCGGCGCCGAAGATACTGTGGTAACTGTATCTACCAAATTAAAATCGGTATTGGCTAAATCTACCGTAGCTACCGAGTTAGCGATATCAGCCCAGTTAATACCAACTTGCCCCGAAGCAGTCACAGATAAAGGGAACGATATTTTACTGTCTAATGTATCTGTTTGGGCTTCTAAAGAATCGGTCGTATTATTGAAAGTGTCCCAATCAGCCGTAGCAGACTTGGAAACAAGCTTAGCAAAAATAGAATTGTTCGCTACGTCGCTACCTGCGACAGAATTGCTAAGCAGATGATCCAAACCTAAAGAAACTAAAGATGTATTTACCTCTGTGCCTACTTCTGATTGGGATAAGTTCTCTAGCCCGTTTAAGTATTTAGCATCATGCGTATTAGCAGGTAGTACAGACAGCTCTTTCCAAACTGGTGCCGCGCCGGCCACATTAACAGAAACCTCCAACGAACCATTGGTATTAGTATCTGTAGAATTTAGGCTTATTTCATACCAACCACCGGTATCGTGCGTAGCTCCTCCGGTTTGGTTTTTCTGAAGGAAACCTGCTCCATTCTTAGACAAAAGGATGTCGGATTGGTTTATAGTTAGCCCTGTCTCAGGAGTAACACCGTCCGTACTATCTACAAACGGCCCTATCCTAAAAGTAGCACTGGTGCTTTGTTTTAATTCGCTCATGCTCTCATGTTCCTATAATATCTTGTGAAAACCGGTACGTTTGAAGAAGGTGGCCCCCCACTCACTATTTCATAAGCTCCGATTGTAGGTGCTGAACCGTCTCTAGTTTGCCCGAATATATCTACTGTTACACCTGATATCGGCGTTCCTGCTGATTCTATGTCTCCGCCTTCTTTAGCCGTCAAGTCGCAGGTAGTGTTATTACCTGTATCTGATATAATTTCATTGGCTGGGGTCGCATTAAGTACAGAATTTGAGGCTGTTGAACTCTCCCAACTAGACAAGTCTGTAACGCAGTAATCAACATTATTATTAATTGTCTGGACTTGGAAATCAGAGGAGCCTAACATCAAACAGTTAGTGAAATCCGTAGCTTGGTATTGGTCAAAAACAACCGAACCCGGAGAAGACGAAGTATTGTACAAAGTACAATATTCCCATTGAGACTGCCTACCTTTAACAAACTCAGCGCCGTTAAAATTACATATAACCGCACCGTTTGTGAGCTTGCTGAAATCACCAGAACCGTTTCTAAATAATATGAAAACTCCTGTGGAAGAAGAGCTATCGGCAATAAATTGTTCGGCTATAAACGGTTGGGTATGGCTGTTAGAAACTAATACCAGGGCGTTACCTGTACATTTCATAGCCAACTGACTAATCTTAAACTTACTGTCACCCGAATGAGTGAACATGTTTGTCCAGTTAGCCGTCATTCTAAGACGAGCACCTGTTATACCGTCGTACCTTAAAGGCGTGGAACCGGCTGTAGAGTTGTCTATAAATGTGTCGCCGGGCTTACCCCTAAGATGTATAAATCTAGTGCTATCTGTGGTTATACCACCAACTGTCACCACTACAGATTGAGTAAGCTCTTCATTTACAATCTCACCCACCCAAATTTGATCTAGAGAAACTAGGTTTGTAGGGCAAGCGGCTATCCATGAAGCTACTGAAGTGTAGTCTCCTGAACCACTACTGTCTATCGTGCTGATAACTTCTGTTGGCATTTAAACCTCTACAGTTTCTACAGGGGCACCAGATTTTATAACTTCTCTATTTCTAATTTGTTCCGCAGTGTGAGAAAATATAAATTCCCAATTGGCTCGGTCCAATTCTTTTTCGTTAGATACAATGTCTAAAGTTAGGCCGTCTAGATCTATGTATTTAGACCTTGGTTTCAATTTAGGCTGAGAAGAAGGGTCTCCTATGGGTTCTTCAGGATATAGAAATAGTATGGCTTCGGACATATCCAAATCGTCTACCCTAATAATAATCCTGTTTTCGTCGTTTTTCTCTTTTTCTGACCAGGGGAAGCCCACATTTTGTATGTCGATTACATCGCCCCTTTTAAGAAGCTTGGAATCGGAGATCTCGCTTTCCTCGTTAACCTTATCTTGTCTTTGTATCATTAGCTCAACAGGCATCGTAGAACCTCTCGAAGAATTTACGCCTAGTCCTAACAAAAGAACTGTATATTTTTAGATTCTCTTCTGTTAAATCTATGGATTCTAATTCAGGTATGGCTGGTGAATTGTTACCGGTGTTTCTAACCAAAGGCCAAGAATTAAAACCGAAATAAGGCCATTTGGTATCTAACTTTAAGCCGTAGGAATCATTAACATTAAATAGGTCTTCGTTTCTATCTTTATGGTCTACCCTAATATACAAGGGGTCCAAGATATCTATGTTGTTTATGACTAAGTCCCACTCAGTAACCCAATCTTTCAAATCTTTATTTTGGTTTTGCCAACTATAGGCACACCTTAAAGGGTGGCGTAGAGGGACAATAGTGGGGTTATCTTTAGCTAATATTACAAAACGACCTATGTTATATATGTCCGGATGAGCATAGAACAAATCGTTACCCTCAGATGGTTTTTCTTCTGGGTTCTTACGATTAAAATAACCAGGCTGAGGTATATCAACCTGGCCTAAAAACATACTAGCTACCAATCTAGAACCAGTATGTTGAACAGCCGGCAATATAACTTTCATATTAACTAGGTGTTGCGTGTGTTAAAACACCAGAGTTCCAAGTTACATCTTGACCTGCTGTCGCGCTAGTGTTATCCACAATAACGTCAGTGCCAGATGTTCCCGCTGTAAACTTATCAAAAACAATGTCACCGTTGGAATCTTTAGTGCGAGCTTCGGCGATAGTTCCTGTTGCTGCGGCTGCAACTGTTTTAGGAAGGCCGCTGAATGTTAATGTGTTACCTGAAACAACAGCTGAAGGATCATTAAGATCGAAAATAGCGATAACAGTCGAAAAACCCGAATCGCCTAGTTCTAAAGTACCATTACTAGATCCAGAGTCCATACTATCAACTCCTACTTGCATCCTAGCGGTTCTATCGGCTGCTTTTGCATAATTCCAAGGCATATTATGTTCCTCAAATTTTAATTATTGGTTGGGCAATACATCTACATTGTATGTCTTCACCCGGATGGCCTGTATCTGGAGGGGGTGAATCCCATCTAAAACGTTTACCGTCTTTAGAAGCATGGGATTTTCTAACCCTCTCTCCGTCTCTCGCACTTACCCAAATATACTCTTCTATACCTAGGTTTTGCTGACGTTGTTGGTTCAACGCCGAATTCAACTTAGAAGTTTGATCTCTAGCAATTATTTTAGCACGATTTTTTGTAACTTTACCAATATCCTGGAGATCTTTTATCATAGAAGTGGCTTTTTTACCTTGCGTAGTACCGGTAAAGACAGCGTTTTCTACTTTTTTAAAATACTCATCAGGTATCGATTTAATCAGGGACACGTTAGCGCTAGTACTAGCTACCAATGTGTCTTCAAGACCTTCATTCTGAATTATGGTTTGCAGATTAACACCAACAACATTCTCTATAGACCTATAGAACCTATCTTTATTAGCTGAGCTAACTTGATAAGTAAATTCATTAGCTACAACTTTAGCTTGTTTGTCTAGATCTTTATATTTATTTCTCAAGTTTTCAAAAACCTGAGTTAGTGTTGTAGCATAGGCGTCATTGATACCAAAAGATGAATCGTTAACGTACTCAGGCTCATATTGCCTGAGTAACGGAACAACATAATTATTGATATCATTCTGCAGACTAGAAGTTAGGTTTAATAGGGAATTCCTATATCTAACTTCAGGAGATTTAGGCGCTTTGACCTTCCCGCCCTTCCTCTCCTTCTTCTTGGTTTTCTTCGTTGGATCCGATAGGGTTGTTCCCAAAGGCGTTATCACCATCACCTAAATCTCCAAGGTCTTCTAAGTCTTTGATATCTTCGTCTTCGATGTTAGTATATGTATCTTTTTCTTTTAGCTGTTTAGCAACCGCCGCTTCCGTCACAACACCTCTATCTAGATATATGGCGTCTCTCTGTGCCTCTACGAATTCTACGTCAGCTTCTTCTTTAGGCGTCATTTGGAATAAAGAATTGAAGATGTAAGATAGGTCGGCATCTTCAGATAAACCTAAGCTCTTAGCCATAATAGTATCAAAGTAGTCCAATAATGGCTTATAAGTAGATACCTGATCTGACTTAATTTTGTCGTAGTAATTCTTTAAGTCGCCCTCACCAGTAGCGTTGAAACCACTAGCTGAAACACCTAATAAGCGTGTAGCTGGAATATCAGATGCCGCCGACAATATTTGTGCATAGCGATCTATAAGATCAGGAAGACCTGAGAATGTCTTATTCTTAATATCGTAATCTTCCTCCATATCCAACAGTAGAGCATTGTTAAATGACTTCATGGAACTAGCTAATGTGAACCTTTGAACCATCAGTTCCCTCTGCTTAGGGTTAGCTATTTGATTCATAAAATTCTTTATTTTAAATACATCTATGTTAGATTCGTAGACAATGCTAGCACAGCTATCTACGACAGTGTCAAAGTTAGTAATAGAATCATATAGTCGCTGAATAACACTGTTAGAATTATAATTGTTATCTCTAAAAAGTTTATAAGGTATTTCTTGTCCATCAAACCTAAGAACGCGGCTATGGTGGATAACCACACTAGTTTCATTGAACCTATAGTACTCAGGCATACCGAAATTCTTATCCAATGGGTTCTGTGTCGGTTCTGCTGAATCTCTATTAACACGATGCCTGTCTACTACTTGTATATGCCTCAACCCTCCCGGTTTAATAGCATTTATATCAAGCGGCATATCAGGTGTCTGACCGTCGTCAACGGACATAACTATATAGGCTGTGCCATACAATCTGCCAAACCTATGAGCTCTCTCAAACATCTTCCGAAGAGATAATCGTTCTTCCTCTTTTTCTAATTGATCGATTACTTTAGGATCAATATCGCCGTTAAACATTCTCCATTCACGAGTCATGTCTTCAGGAATAATATCAACTACTTTACCGGCAAGCCAATTCTCAGTATATAAGGCTTCTAACTCTTCTCTGCAGCCGGACTTACTTATGTCGTTCTTACTGGTAAAAGTAGAATTAGACCTCTTATCTTTACTTGTACCGAGACTAGCCGCTAAGTTAACAAGGCTATCCTCTATCGTGATTTCTTCATCCAATATTTCAGCTTTCACTTCACTCATTTTGAAATAGCCTCTTCGCTATATAACGGTTTTTCAAATACCAATAAATCCTCAACAGCATCTAGGGTCGGGTCTATTTGGTCGTCATGTTTGTGTGTCATCATAGGTGAGAACTTTCTAAACTCATCTTTATAGTCGCTAACCCAAGGAGCATCTTCAGGTATATGTACCCAGCCCATAGCAAAATATTTAACAGCTCCCATAGACCTTAGTACTTTATCGGTGTTTCTCTGGATACCCTCAACAGGTATGAAATAGTCTTGCTTAACAGATTGTATGAGACTAGAACCAGAACTCTTATCCTCAATCTTAACTATCTGCGCCCCATTGGGTTTATATATGCTCGGTTTATGCTTATTCCAAAACGCCACAAGGTTAGATTCTAATTGTGGAGCTTCCCATTTGCCTCTCAATTGGTCAATTAGGAATATACCTTTTGATGGGGATAAGCCCCACATCTGGAACACGCTCCAGTCATTATGTTCCTTAGTTTTCTGTGCCGTATCGCAGTATATACGATACATACAAATATCAGGCGGTAGTACCGTATAGTATCTCCAGTATTCATCTTTGAACATTCCGCCGCCTGGGGGTGATGGTTCTTGCTGATACTGGCTAGCGTGAGTATAAGGATCGCCTTTCTCAATAACTTCTAATTGTTCTACTGTATGTTTGAATCCCCACAACGCAGAACCAACAGGTATCTCAGAAGGGATATCTCTAAATGCATCAGCGCTAAAAAGCATATTGCTCACCTGTAGACATAGCTTTTAATACGCCGTTGATATCTATACGCTTACCATGTGTATAATCTTTATTGTAAGGTTTTTGTAGTATTTCTTCTGTTAAGTGCGTAGGTATTACCAAGTGATGCCACATATCTCCCGATTTACCTTTTAACAGATAACCTGTCAAGTCTTCTTCATGAATGCGCTGCATAATAACAATCATCGGCACTGTCTCAATTGCTAGGCGGCTACGCATAGTATTGTTAAACCCATTATTGATAACGTTACGTTTAACATCTGAATAAGCATCTTTAGGCTTAACCGGGTCATCAATAACAAAAGCGCCTGTGAAACCTTCCTCCATTCTGCCTGCTCGGAAACCTGTTATTTGGCCTCCGGCCGGGACAGCTAACATACCGCCGCCTTCCTGGTTAAACCACTTTTTATTACCGCTCTTATCGGTACGAATTTTCATAGGCCAAAGCTGCTGGAACTCTGGTAGTTCTACGGTATCTTTTATTTTAGAGGAGCTTTCTTGAGCTAGATCGCCAGAATATGAGGCGTGTATAAATTTAGCCCTACTATTTACGGCCAGCCCTCGCGCTATAAAGTTTATTACGGCCTGCTCTGTTTTGGTATAGCCTGGAGCGATATTGATGACGAGGCGATTTATATGTCCGTCCATTACGGCTTGTAGGACGTACTCAATTACATAATGGTGCCAATTGCGTAACATGGGGGCACCTTCCCTAAGCTTGAAGAAATAACGCATAAATTGCATGCCGTCTTTTTCAAGCATGTAGCGAAGCATTCTGACTTCATTGTCAGACCAAATTATTTCGCCTTCTTCTAATATGCGCTCTTTAGAACTCATCGTTAAATATTTCCTTAAAGAGCTCTATTTCTTCCTCTGTTAAAGGGGTAGCTGAGGAATCTTCTTTGTTAGACTTGTCATCGAGTTCGATTTGTTTCTTTTTAGGGTGAATATACTCAGATAAGGATTTAGCAGCTGATAAAGATTTGTCTAGCGGTACATTGGTATATTTAAATCTAGAAACAACATGATCTACAATTTCAGCCCAATCAGAACGGCTAGGCTCTCCCCCGCTAAAATCATCTATGTCTCTAACCAGAGCATATATAGACGATATATCTCTGGGATCTTGCCCGTTCATTACGGACTCCATAAAAATCAAAGGATCGACTAATTCACCTTTATTTATGAGTTCTCTATATTGTTCAACAGTTATAGGTTCAGACACTACAATTACCCCCAGCTTAATTTTAGTTTAACTTAAGAGGGGGTAATTGTAAATTAAGAAGGTCAGTTTAGATATTAAGAGTATAGAATAGACCTAACCCTCTCTAGGTCTTTTAGCGGGGCGTCTTCCAACTTATCACCAAACCAATACCATTTGTTTAGCTCTCGACTAAACTCACCGTAAGGCACTATATCATTATGCCTCATGTGCAACGGGCTAGGAACACTATCGGTAATCATACTAATTATAAAATTCCTAAGATCAGCGCTAGTATGATCATCGCAATACACACTTTTGCCTTCCACCCTCTTACCACAAACAATACAGAACATTTTCATTCCTCCTATAGAGCTAAGGAAGTTTTCACCCTTCCCATTTAACGCATATTGAATCTATCTGTAGAGTACCATCTTCTAGTAACTCTACAGTATTTTTGTAATATTCACCGTCCCCACAAGCTTCCCATATTCTAACCGCTGTATTATAAGGAGTGATCATAATGGGGGTGGTGACTAACGGCTCTGGAATATGAGTAGCACAACCAACATTAAACAAGATCGATAAAACAACAATTAACTTTTCCATAATACTTCCTCTTTATAAATTGGTCCCTCTTAGGGGTTGGTGTTTAGGCTTGAATCCTATCAGCCTCTGAAGTATGTAGTTTTATTATCATGAAAGCAAGATTTATTTTTAGAAATACATTTATCCTTCATTTCTTGATAACGCTTTTCCATTTTATAATTAAGTACTATTAAGGATACAGCAACAATTATTACCCAAAGTATAATACTTATTAGTAAAGTGTCCATATTAATTCACCTATTAGTAAATTGAGAAAGGTAAAGATCTTTGGCTAGATACCACATGAGGCTTAAGTTCTAAGTTCTCATGTATAAATTTCAGCTGATCAACAGTGAAGTTTAAATCTTTACCACCGTTTATCTGTGTTAGATATATTCTAAGTTTCTTTGTAATGATATTTTCTGTAGATAGGCCGTTATATTGTGATTCTTGCCATGAGTCGTAGTCGGCTTGTGCGTTTAACCATAACCTATGAGAGACACCGGTATAGTCTTCCAGCTTCCTAGCCAGATAGTGGTCGCAACGGTTAGAACCTGCTAAAAACATTTCAAAGGATTTAAGATCTACTCTCATTGCCCTGGCTATTCGGCGGATCTCATCCTCACCACCAGAATTCTTTACAAACTCAATAAGGAATATTTCTCCAGGGTGAAGCGGGTTTTCCCATCTATCGTTAGTTTCCATTGTAATTCTCCAGATATTTTTCTTCATTTCACTAGCGGTTAGTTTGTATAGGTTTTTAGTTTTATTTAATTAAAACAAAAATAAAAATCGTTTTTTATGTGATTAAAAAACTGATTAAAAATGCGATTTTT